GGCCCGATGGCTTGACTCCGGTCACGACAACTTCTTCCATGGGATTTGCCGCCGTTCCTTGCGGGGGGGCCTGTACAACCTTCGCTTCTGGCGTTGTGGCTGGCGATAAAGCACCTCCGCCTCCTGTAGCCGCCAACCCGCCGCCTGCCAAGGCACCTCCGCCCAACACAGCGCCCGCACTCGGACCAGCCAGCGGTGTTCCGGTAACAACAACCTCTGGAATGGAAGCCGCAGCAGCCCCCGGTGCTGCGCTAGTAAATGTTGCCCCCACCGTGCCCGCTGCGGTTCCGGCTGTCGTTCCGGTAGTCGCGCCTCCGGCAGTTCCAGCGCCTCCGGCTCCAAGAAGAGCTTGTGCGCCAAGGGCACCACCAAACAATAGCGCGGTTCCTAAAACGAAATCCTTGAAATACCCCTCCCCCGTTGGATTGTTTTTGTTATAGATTGCTGCCGACTTTTGATACAAGTCAATTAATTGCTTTGTTTCGGGAGAAACCATAACCAAACCACGTTGGGCTGGCCTTCCGTCCCGCATGGGTGGAATAAACTGATTGGGAAGAGGGACTGTGCCCGTCCCTGCCGCTTGTTCTTTCAGCGCCCGCGCTTGGGCTATTTCCCCTATCCTCAGAAGTTCTTCAGGGGTTCCAGACAATTCCTCTGGCCGCATTTGCAGTAGTTTTTGCAACGTTCCGGGCTTCTCGGGAATTCTTCTTTCTGGCGGGGCAACAGGAAACGCACGCGTGCCAAGGGCACTTCGAGCTGAAAGGGCCATTATGTCCTCCCCTGAAACAAGGTTCTGACAATCATGTCATGAAGCTTCCCAACCTTTCTCACAACTTTATGATCTTGAAGCCTCTCAAAAAATCGCTTTTGGTCGTCCGCACAAGCCACCAACACAGGGACTTCCTGCTTCAGTTGCTCAAGAATGGATATCGAGGCTTCGTAGCGTTCTCTGGCAGAACTGCGCGCTGAAAAGATGGGATTTTCCAAGACCACGCCATCCCATGCAGACCTTCCAAAAATCACCATCACAGGATTGGCTCTATGCCTTACAGACCATGCATAGGGATAATTGGCCTCAATAATTTCCAAGGCTGCGGCAAGGACTTCTCTGGGCTTTAAGTCGTATCCCAGACTCCAAGGCAATGTCTTAAGACGATAGTTTTGATACAAGATACGCATGTCTTCGTCATCAACTTTAGCAATATTGAACCCGTCCCGCACAAATGGGCGGAATTTCCGGGTCTTGCCTTGCTCAAGAATCGAACGGGGCGAAGATGCCACCGACCGTGGTTTGTCCGGTACGTCGGTAGTGGCTTCTTGCGGGTTGCCCGGAAAGCTCTCGGGCAGCTCGACCGATTGACTCTCTAAAGAGACCGCCATTAAATTGTCCAAAGTGCTTGACATTAAATTTCTCTGTTACCGCCGGCACCAAAGCTCGAAATACTGTATCGGTAAATGGAAATGTATCATCTTTGGCAGAAACGGAAACATCTTTGTCATACCGGTACTTGTAAACAAGTCCATTTTCATCCGAAGTCGGCAGCCTGTCCAGATACAATTGTCTATCTGTTGGGCGAATAGCGCCGTATAAAGGTAACCCGGTCCAATCACTGGGTATAGGCTGAGTGGCAACCAGATTCAAATACCCCGAGGTCCATTCGTAGATATACTGCCCGGTCGTCTCATTGACGAAGGGGAAATAGAGCGTATTGAAGGCCACAAGGGCATAATCCCGGTCGCCGGTGACCAGTGTAATCGTATCCTCCCCGAGCTCATTGGGCATGGGGATCTCTGCCGTGGAATACAGTTCTTCCATTGTCTCATTCAAGATTTGGACAGCAGAATCAACCCACACCTGGCGCGGGGAGTCTGTCAAAGAGGTCAACTCACCCGAATCGCCCTGAATCAGCTTTGCAGCTTTCAGGACTTCATTTACGCCGTTCAATAAGGTCTTAGCCATTGAGCTTGGCAATCATGTCAGATCGCCTATCCGTTGGTTTAATCTTAATCCCTTTGGCTTTACAGAAAGCTCTCAGCTTTCCGATGTTCGCCGGATAGCCATCTTTCGACAAAGGTCCGAATTCCCCTTCTTTTTCTCGCTTCTTGGCCTGTAGAATCTCAATCTGCCGGTCGTAATCCTCGTCATCCGAGATGTTGATCACATTATCCCGAATTGGTCCGGGAGGCGGTGGATCAAGCGGCACGTTGTTCGCCTGCATGATCTCCCACAGCTTGGAGCGAGAAGCCGTCGGGTCATAGGATACCTTGTACTTCTTCAAGCATCTGGCAAGAATGCCCCGCGTAATACGCTGAGTCGGAGGCGGCATTTTCAGCTCTTCCTCCGTATCCATATTCTGAACAGGGCCTTGTCGTGTGATTCCCATTTAAACTCCTTGGTAGTAGCGGGAGGGGCGGACCCCTCCCTGACTAGCTATCAATTTGACAGATTCGTAGCAGCACAGCGTATAGCACGGCTCCAATTGGAATTGAGCAACGCGCCCGCGTGCCACGCCTTCCACGCAATAGACATCATCTCGTCGAAGGGATCGTCAAGACCAGACGGCCTGTCCGTGTTCCGACCTTTCACAATAAGGCTAATCGGATCAGGATTGTCACCGCCCGTCTCGAAACGACCATCCGGCATTTGCTGACCCAAACCAACAGAACCATCGCAATCCATACCCTTGATCACAATGGTATAGAGGTCGTTGGAACTGGAAGTTGACCGAAAGTCACCAGAAGTCGCCTCACCTGAGCCTGCGTCAATCGAAGCTTCCGGCGTGGCAATAAATCTCACAGCCGCACCAGCCTTCGAATAGGCACCCACTTCGCCAGGCACAACCGCCGTCTGACCGGCATACTTTTCTACATCCGTAAAGCCAGTAAGACCAGCAAGGTCATGCGCAACGTGCGTGTGGCAAAACCCCCAGAGAGAGGGCGGCAACGGGGAAGTCCCCGTGACGTTCACGCCCGTCAGCATGGGGTTAAAAAGCATGGCGTAATTACTCACCAACTCATTGATTGCCCGGTCGAGATCACCGACCGACACAGTAGCAGCTACCAAACCATCAGAGGCGACATTACCCGCAAAACGTTGAGTTGAATTTTCCTCAACAATATCTCGCTGAAGATAGTTCAAAGAACGTCCTGCCGATATCGCCAACGTCCGTACAATCCCATCCATCGTGTTGTTGAAGTTGAACACGTCAACCTCTTCATTCACGTAAAAGAATTGGCCGTACTTGCTGACCGATGCTTTGGTATCCGTTCGGTGGACCGTATCAGGTGTCCGCCCCATACCGTAAGCCGCATTGCCGGTAACTTCCGACAAGGCAGTAGTAGTGGGCGAGATGCCGCTGGCATTGTCCGCCGAAGTGTTGAACCGTCGCCATCCGATCGTGGCCGTGCCCCGGTGTTCGTTAAGTTCTCCGGGCTGGCTTCCGATGAAATAGACAGCGAGCGGCCTTGCATTACGCAGAAGAGTCTGCGTGAACATCACGTTTACCGGCTTGGGAACTTCACTGTCCGTCGCCGAAACCGTTAGAGCCATTATAGTCTCCTAGGGGACTACTTGAAGCTCTCCGGTATTCTCCCGGTTCGTTTGAATTCGGCAATCTCGTGGTCAGTTGCCTGTGTCGCAAACCGGTTAAACCGTTTAGCTTCATCGTCCTCGTCATTTTTCGCTGTTGATTTGCCTTGAACAGCGCGGGACAAAGCCTCACGGTTTTCGCTAACATCGGTATCGACATCTGATTGAAACTCTTTATCAATGTCTTTTGCTACACCTTTCAGCAGCCGATTCCACGTTGTGGGATCGTTCTGCCGATTCTCAAAAGCGCGCACAATCCGGGGGTCTTCCTTGGCCATCTCGTTCAAAAGGCCAGAAATTACCCGGTTCGATGGTTTCACCGTCAGATTCTCCGCTATCGTACTTACAGCATGATCAATGTCGTTCCTTAACTGACGCTCAGTCAGTTCAGTGACGGTCGCTTCAAGCTGCCTGACACGCGGATCATCTTTATCCTGTTGCTGTTTGGGCGGTTTCGTATCCTGGTCATATTCCTGATCTATGGAATCAAGAATGGAGTCCAGACTTTCATCGTCTTGTGCGCCACTATCCTCACTGTGCTCCTGCCGAGCCAGATCTTGTTCGCTAGCCACGTCGATTTTCCTCCAATTGCCCGCTCAATAGTGCGAGCACGTTATCAATCGCGTCCATTCTACCACTTTCATACATCCATTTGTAAATCTGTTTGTCATCACCCGAGGGTTTGAACCTATATACCGAATCCTGACCGATTTTCCCCAATATAGACTGCCAACGGGAGTCAGCTTGTAACCCCTTCAAATATTGGATTTCTGAGGGACTAAACGGTCCTGATGGGCTGGACATTCGGTATATTTCCTTCCGGATCAGGTTGTCCGGGCTGTGGGGCAATGTCTAGCAGCATGGGGTCTATGTCAATCCAGCCGCCTTCCTGAAGCACCTGTTCAATAATATTTCCTCGATCCAGTGCGGGCTTGCCGCCCGTTTGAATGTTCGCTGCATCAATTTGGAAAGCAAATCTGAGAGATTCAAGCCTTCTTTGGCGATTGGCCTGTTCTTCTGCGGGGGCCCCGGACCCAAATGCCTCAAACACCACGGTCTCGGGTAGCATCTCCTTGCCATTTAACGTCACAAAGCCTCGATAGGCGTCTATATAGAACGTCTGCTCCTTTTTGAAATTTTCTCGCCCCATTCGGTAGCACATATCTAACCACTGCGCCAAGGGCCCTTTGAGGGTAGAGCGGACGTAATCCACCGTCCTCACTTGCCCACGTTGTAATTCGGCATTCTTGGCAAATGCCGTCGTATGAGAAACCGTCTGAGCTCCCAGCCTTGCTCTCTGAGTGCCCACAACGTCGGCATATTGACTCAAAAACTGGTTATAGGAGGCCAGAAGGGCGTTTACATCCCCAATCTTGTGCACCTGGATATCAGAAATCGTCCCCCACTGGGCCCCCGGCTCAACAACAGGTCCGCCCATCTGTGCGAACCATTGATCCATCCGGTCATACCCTATCGGAGGAAATGAATTCAGCGCCGAGACCTCGGCCAACCGCATCAGGGCTTCTACCGCTGCCAGTTGCAAAGGCAATCCTTTCCTCAATGGGCTTGTCGCGTATACAGAATCGACTTTTTCCTTATGATAAGGGAAGGTCAGGACAGAATTGAAAGGAAATTGGCGATGTTGCACCCGGATGACTTTATTGTCGTTCTTGCCAATAGCAATGGTAAAGATTTCCCCCGGTAGAAACATATCCCCGGTCGTCTTACGGGGGATAACAAAGTCACCTTCAGCTTCTAAAAGTTCGACCATGCCGTCCTTGTCCGCCTCCAGATTCTTCACATTGGAAACAATCCACCCGCCATCCTGCTTGTTCGGATCTGTGTTTCCTTTCGCCCACCGCATCAGCTCCTCCAGAGGCATTTTACGGGTAAAAATTGTCATTGGACCGGTCATATACCCTTCGTGCATCAAGCTATGTTCGCGGTCGTCCAGATATGTGTTTTTGATGCTTCGCGGGACCAAAACCGGAATTTTTTGATCCTGCTTCGTGACCCCTCGGGAAGTTTGCATGAAAACGGTCTTCTCAACCATCCGTGCCCTTCCTACACCGACACCATAAGCGATAGATTCAGCATTGATCACATCAATATGCCCGAAAAAGTCATACTGACGATGAAGGTGATTGATATAGCCTTCGACCAGCTTGTCTGCGTTATCTTGATTGATCTCGGAAGGAACTTCATTTTCATCGCCTGTCACCATGGCCTGAAAATCCGCGTTCCGTAAATATTCATCCGTCAATGCGGCATGAGCCCGAAACCACGGCCCTGCGTCGGGGAATTGAAGGGCTCTTGAATCAGAAGTGAGAATTTCTAACGCTTCAGCCTGTAGAGGCAGTTCAATTTCCGGCAACCACGCCTTTCTCGGGTCTCGTCGGTTCGTCGGCCTTCCATCATCCCCCACGATCATTTTATGATCCGTTTTCGGAGTCATGGCAACCTGCCGGTCGATTTCCTTGATATCCCTGTCCAAATCCTTCCGGTTTTTACCCCGGGTCTCCTTTTCTTCCATGATAAATTCAGAGATGTGCTCAAAATCGCTTTTTTGGATTTTCTTAGCCATGAATCACCTTCGGCAACACGATGGGCCCGGCGAATTCCTCCAACAATCCCACGTTGATCATGGAATCAATTGCCTCTTTAGCCGCAAAAAAAGCAGAATTCATTCTTGCTTCCCCTCGGGCCTTTCCTGTCAGGTTGAGGTCATGATCCAATTTGAAATAAAGAGGAAAGCCCATAATCAATCTGCCCTTGGGTAGCGCCCATGCAGAAACATAATAACCATCCTTCATCCATAAGTCTTCTCTCGTGATCTCGCCGGGCCCCGGAATGGCAGAATCCGTCACTTTCCGCCCCCTGGCATCGTAATGGGGGCCGCCTTCGGCCAAATACACTGCATTGCCTCGATAAATTTCTTTCCTCTGAAGCCTTGCACCATGGAAAGCCCAATGCTTTCTCAGGTTTTCCGGGATGTCTTTCGTTTCAAGCATGGCTAGTCAACGTGGATACAAATTGAGAATGTCTGCGGGGGACGGTTTGTGTGTTGGCATAGCGAATCATCATGAGGGCATATAATACCGCCTTTATCAAATCTTCTCTACGGTTCACGATTTTCCCGTCTTTCCTGTGAAAGGAGCGGATTTCCTCGAAAAAGTAATTCAGGTCATCGAAGACGTAAAACCTTCCCGTGGCGATTCGTTCGTTCAACTGTTCAATGATAGGCTCTTGAGGCTGAGAGCCACCCACGTCTCGTTCATATCTGGCAGATATCGGGAGCATGCTCACTCCGTGATCCTGGTAGATATCCTTGATCTCTTTGCCGTCTACCTTGGATTTGGTTAGATCAGAAGTCTTGTGCCCATCATGCGGCCATGAGACCGGAATCCAGTTGCCTCTACGCTTAATGGCTTCTGCATGATAAACAGCGTCCGTCGCCTCTTTGCGGTACTCATCCGCCAAATAAATAATATCCCTGTCCCTGTCGTGCCACAACCATGCTGCCGCGGTGGGATGTCCGGCACCTATGCCGAAATCTATACCCGCGATCACAGAGAAATGCGAAGGTCTCTCAAACCGCTTGCATTTAATTTCTTCTTCAGAGCAATCAAACACACGCCCTTCTCCCATCATCGGTACGCCCATTGTCCTGGTTTCCACCATATGGTCAGGGTAGGTCTTCCTCGACCTTTCCTTGTCTTCTTCCTTCAAATGAGGGGCGTCATCCCACGTTGCTGTTACGCGCATAATACCGTCTGCCTTGGGATACATAAAGTGGCGGGTGAGGTCCGTTTCACCCAATAAAGGGGTAAGCCCAACCAACAACATGCCGGAAGTACGCACCAAACGAGTCTGGCATTCTGAAAAAATTGGTTTTTCGGTCGAATCGTAGTCATTGGGTTGTTCGTCCATCGCGATCAAGTCAGGAGCCGCTGACTGCCACGCTTGCCAACCCTGTGCGTAATTTTTGAAAACTAAAACCGAATGCCCGCCACTGGAATGTTTGACAGAGACCTGATGAACCGTATCGGGGATGCCTGACTGTCGGTATTTGGGTTTCCCGACGAGCTTGCTTCGCGGTATTAACCCAGTACCATAGTTTTTGTTGGTGTCACTGCCTAAAAGGATTTTCTGTACCCCGTCCACTTGCAGGGTAGCGTTGACCGAGCCCACCCAGGCAAGAATCGGTTTGTCGAACTTGAACCCTTCATACCAATCGGGGTATTCGCCCATCAAATGGGCGGCTACCTCCCACATCACTGAATATGACTTCCCGACGCCATTCGCTGAGAGCGTTGCCTTTTCCTTACAAAAATTGTTGTGGAAATCCAATTGCCATGGCTTATTGGACCATTGTGCCCACTCCATGCGTTTCCACAGCTTCCCGTCAGGACATAAAGTGTCAGGATGGCCATAGGGCCTGTAGCGCTTGAATGCGGCCTGCCGGACCCTGTCCTCATGCTCCTTAAGAAATTCTTTGCTGAGGTCTATGACGCTCTCCTTTGGGTCTCGGGCGGTTTTTCGCAGACAAAGCAGTTTCCAAACGCGCCCTCCAGACGATGTAAGGGCCTGTATCCCGCCGCCCTGACTTGCTCCAGAAGCTTAACAGCATCGTGGGGGGAAGCGACATTGATCTTTGGGAATTCAATCACCACATAATGATCCGTTTCTACCGGCTTGTCGTCCAGTTGCTTTACTTTCATGAAGGTTCTCCTAGCAGTTTCATCGTCCGGCCAGAGTAAGATGTTACCCGGCCTTTGAAAATCCGTTTTTTCGCGTTACTCCAATACTTCAGACCATCATCCTTATCCGGCACCTCCCTGACAAAGTTGCTTGTCATCCACTCGGGCTCGAAGTAGTGCCCCGAATCGTCCAGAGGGATGCCGCATAGTCTAATGTCTTCGTACCCTAATGCAATAGCCGTATAGACCGCGTTAAGTCCAGAAGTCCCGTGTCCGGGCCACGGCCATGTATGTTGACCGCCCGCGCGGTTGGAGTGATTATACCTTGGCTTCCCCCAACGGGTAATATATTGGTCTCGCCGGGCCTGAATCCATTTGGGGAGCCATACATGGTTATTCGAATAAGCGTGTTCTACAGAGCCCGGGTAGTGCATGATCATGTCGTTGACACATAAAACGTGCTTGTGTGAATCATCGTTTTTCGTCATCCCCGCCCTGTGCAGATCATCCCAGACACATCTTGCGCTCCCGACTACAAATACCAACCCACAATAGGCACCGGCAAGATCGGGGAGCTGGTGAGTAAAATCTCGAATGCCTAGTGAATCAAAGTCGTCCATACGTCTCCTGCCCAGCCTTGAACATTATCCGGTTTGGGTTGACCGTGAAAGCAAATAACCTTCCCTTCCGGCCCTTCTTTACAGTGATTCTTGTACGACCTCAGGTGAGGGAAAAAATCATTAATGTACTTGTGTTGTTGGGTATTCAAGTAATCCCCGTCTGCTACGTCGGTTGTTCGGTTCTCCCATATTTTATCCGTTTCTTTGGGAATGATCATTACGCCCGAATTTCCCCTTTTGGAAATGTTGAAGTCCCTGATCAGATACAGTTCATCAGGATTGATTAACAACTCCCGGCTATCTTCCATGATGTAGGTGTCCAGATCAAAATACAGGAAAGGTCTCAGGTAGCTGAACTCGGGGCGAAACAACTCAAGTTTGGCGTGCCAGCCTTTGTGGTGCTTGACTTCAATGTCTGCGTCCCCTTGATCCCCCAAAACCATCAACTGTTTGCCCAGGTGCTGTTTGACCATCTTTCTTAGCATGATGACGTATTCGGGCACAAACTTTGTTCCTTGCCTTACACAGATGACGTTAATAGTGAAATAACCCCGGTGATATAAATTTCTTGACTGCCTTTTCGTCCATTTCCAATTTGCAATAATTCAAAGCACGTTGTATTGAGCGCAAGTCGCCTTTAATCAAACGATCCACCATGACATTAACCCCACCGTGCTTCCTGATTGCCTTGTCCATCGACTCATGGTGAAGTTCAACCAATTTGTTTACCGTTTTCCTGTCTGTTGAACCATACATCTTTGTTGCGATGCCGGAAGCGATGGTTGATCGCGTACAGCGCCGAACACAGATAATCTTGGGGGCATGATAATCCCACACCTTCCAATAACGGGACGAGTGTTTTACCAGCCAAGGACCATCATCTGGCCCAAACTTTTTAACAACTTTGTCCCAATCTTCTGGCGCTTCTTTGTCCGGCTCCAGACTTTGCGCCATCCTCCCATGTCTTTCGATTAAAGCTTTCTTGAAGTCAAGATTTTCAAAAAACCCTTTCTCGTTATAGTTATCCGGCTCTCTGCATCGACCAACCCAAACACCATGAAGATGGAACAGCCCTGCTGTCATTGACGTTCCTGATCGCGGCATACCTAAAATGATAATTGGCCTAATAATTGCCTTTCACCCATTTGAATTTACGTTCTGTTGGATCTCGTCTACCTGAAAAAAATATCATCCTCGCATTCTCGGGGAGATTGTTTTTGATTTTATTCGCTTCATATACCCCGTCTTCAGGACCAATTGTTATCGCCTCTTCAAGACACATACTAATCCATGCTTGGTCAGTGCCAACTCTCTCTTCGTCCGCCTGAATTTTCGAGACTAAAGTTTCATCAAAACTGTCCCAAACGAAAGAATGCGCCCCAGAATCCATCATGATAAATGAACCGTTATACTTTTGGCGTTTTTTCTTGCCCGCGTTTTTATGGATCAAAAACGGTTCGGTTCTCGAAAAGATTGGTGTCACATCATTAAGAATAACACAATCCAAATCCATACAAGCGAATCTTGGACCTATAAGGTTTTTCATGTCTTCGCTGAATATGTAGAGCCTGTTATAACACCCGCCTAAATGGGTATAAGTGTCCCACAAAGGAAGAGTTCGGCATTCAACATCATCAGGCATGTCTGTTATACAAATCAGTTCATGCTCAATATGCAGATGTTTCTTTAATCCTCTATGTAATTTATTAACATGTGTTGCTGTGTAATCACAGACATTTGGCAGTTGGTGGCCTTGACGATTTCTGCGCCAAAGGAAAGTGATAATTGGGAGCTTATCCATACAAAATATCTCTTGCCTTTTCTTCTTTTTCGTAAATCTCTTTACACGTTTCGCTCTTGTGAAACCATTTTTCTATATGCGGGCCAATAAAGGCCGCGAACTTGTTTCCGTCACTTGCATAACGCCCGATTAATCCACAAAAAGTTTCCCGCGGTCTCGCAACCGAAAAAAACAAAACTGAACAACATAGTTGATTGCAAGCTACGATGATCTTAAACAAAGACGCCAGCCTCCACCTCATCCATCAATACTTCCCACATATCAATCCACTTGCGCCCACTGTTAAAAAATATCCCGTTATCACAGTCACCCGGAGAGGGCCACGGCCATCTTAATGAAGTTTCTAACAGTCGCCAACTGTCTCCATCTTTTAAGATATCGAACGCACACCACTTGGTCTGAACATCCTCGTTGACCTGATCCGTAAAGTCTAAAAGATCAGCCAGATCATCATAGACTTTTGCAGGCCTAACGTTTCCGGTCTGTGCCATCGGCCTATCCGGGAAATTATATCGAAAGAACACCGCTCTCGCGTTTCCGATTAAATTAACCCGATAGGTCACGTTGTGAGGAATGAATCTTTGGAGAATCACGTAGCCCTTCTGTAAAGACTTCGTACCCATTGAGTCACAGTGATTCACCTCAAGCCCCTTGGAAAATATTATTTTAACGTGTTCTTCGAGTTGATTCTGGTTTTCAATCAGCCGGACGTTGTAGGAACTCGCGCCGACATCGGCTTTAGATATTAACGGAAAGTCAAAGTTCTGGGAGAGAGCTTCTTCCTTGTTGGTGAACACCCATGTCTCCGGCATCCACTTGTTCCACAGGGCGGTTTGTTTGCGTTTGTTGTCATAGACCTCAATTTGAGCGAGGTCGGTAATCATGACGTGATTTAGTGTTCTTGCGAAAGCCTGGTCTTCTTTTAGCCGCGTTGGATTCGCGTGTGGGAGAAAAACACAATACCCCGACTCATCTGATAATTCCCCCGCATTATAGCCTCTCGTCCTTGCTGCGTTTACTGCAGGGTCAAACCATTTAATTCTGGGATCATAGACGTAAAAGTTCATCCGACAAATGTCACTGGCGGTGCATTTCTTCGTTGAGAGAACGATATTCTGGACTGATCAATAAAT